TACCTGGGTGGAACTGTCACAGTTATTGACCAGGCTACAGCCGATGCCCTTACTGCTCAAGGATACGGCGCTTACATAGAGGCTATCTAATGAATTTACACCAAAGACAAACGCACCCTGAATTTGTAGAAGGTTGCTTTGGTTGCAAAGCAGCAACACTTGAGATGGGTGTAGGCGATGCCAACACTAAAGTAGCAATGTCTACTAGCAAGTGGGATGCAGAACTAAAAGCCTATAAGGATGCTCGTGCTCAAGGCATCCAGCCAGCAGGAACAAGCATGGCAAAGGTACAGGAAGCGGTAAGAATTTCCGACAAGGTTGGTAAAGCCTTTGACGGTAATACAGGAACATTCGTCTAGGAGGAATCATGGCAGCAAGGAAGAAGCCAGTAAAAGCAAAGGTACAAGTTGTTGATGACAACTACACACCTTTGGAACAGTACTGCATTGCTCTTAATGAATATTGGAAAGCACTTAAGAAGTCAGGCTTTCCAGAATCTATATGCATGACACTTATCATGGATAAAGATTCATACCCAGATTGGATTCTTCCTAAGCCAATTAACCCAACCGATATACCACTGTTCGACCCCTACGAAGATGAAGATGAGGACTAATTATGTGCATTAAATGTGGATGCTACGGCTCAGTAAACCCCTACGGTGTAGGTGGTCGTGCAGTTAACGCTGCTCCAACAGAGGCAAACATTGCCCAGTACAACAACATCAAGATTGTTCGTGTTGGCGAAGAAGGACCTATGGCAGAAAAGGAAGATGACTATGAAAAAAAGTACTCCTAAGAAAGATAAAGTTGCCAAGGTAATGGGTGAGTTTAAACGCGGAACCCTTAACGCAGGCAAAGACCCAAAGGGTCCAAAGAAGGCACCAGTGGTTAAGAACCGCAAGCAAGCAATCGCTATTGCATTGTCTCAGGCTGGTAAGGCTAAGAAGCGTGCCAAGTAAAAAAGATTCACGGTTGGCACGAGCAGGGGTGTCAGGCTTTAACAAGCCTAAGCGCACTCCCTCTCATCCAACTAAGTCACATGTAGTGGTTGCCAAAGAAGGTAACCAAGTTAAGACCATTCGTTTTGGTCAGCAAGGGGTAACTGGCGATAGAAAGCCAACAGCCCGTCAAGCATCATTCAAAGCCCGTCACGCTAAGAACATTGCCAAAGGCAAGATGTCTGCAGCGTTCTGGGCAGACAAGGTGAAGTGGTGAAGAAGAAAGCATTTTGGGACAAGCCAAACCCTAAGAAGAAGTCAACCCCGTTGACATCGGCACAAAAGACTAAGGCTAAGGCAGCGGCTAAGAAGGCTGGCAGACCATATCCAAATCTTGTGGATAACGCAGCAGCACGGAGAAAGGCTAAGTAATGGCAACAGGAACAGCAGGAAGTTCATTAGCAGACGAACTCAATCGTCTTGCAAACGGTGGTACTTATCCAGCAATGACAGCCTATGAGGTTGAGCAGGGTGCTGCTAACTCTTGGGCTGGTACATCTGGTCTAGGACTTATTGCTGCTCTTAACTACAAGGCTGACCCAACACGCCAGCCTGATGATTACAAAGACTACAACGCCATTTGCAATGAATTAGCAGGAACTACTGGACTATCAGGAGTCGTAGCCTTAAGGAGCATTGACCTATGAGTTCAACCTTTGATGAATTAGCAGACCGCGTTGAAGCGGTGTTGCATGGCTACACAGAAAACACTGAGCCAAGCACTTGGCTTACTACCAGTGCTACTACCACTACAACAACACTAAGTGTTTATGATGCATCAGGCATCGGTCGTGGTTATGTACAGATTGATGACGAAATTGTATTTGTTAACAACACAGACAATGTGGCTAACACTCTTACCCTTGCACCATGGGGTCGTGGGCAGCGTGGTACTACCGCTGCAACACATGCTCAAAACGCAAAGTTAACAGCATCTCCATTGTTCCCACGCAATGAAATTAAGAAGGCTATTAACAATACTATTGATGCAATGTACCCAATGGTATTTGCTACAGCAAGTTTTGATTTTAAATTTATTGCAGCACGCACCACATACCAGTTGCCTAGTGATTTTCAAAACGCACTCAGCGTTACCTACTCAACTGTTGGTCCAACTAAAGAGTGGATGCCTGTGCGTGCATACAACTTAGACCGCTCAGCAGATACAGATGCTTACTCATCTGCTCGCAGTATCAGCGTTTACGCTGGCATCGTGCCTGGACAGACAGTGCATGTGTTCTACTCAAAGCGCCCAACCCTTATGACCAGTGGCACAGATGTCTATGAGACAACTACTGGCATGCCTTCATATTCAGAAGATGTAGTTATCTATGGCGCAGCCTTCCGAATGATTTCTTTCTTGGACCCTTCACGCCTTGGTCCTCAGTCAGCATCTGCAGACATCCTAGATGGCGTGCGACCAACAGGTTCTGGGCAGAACGCATCCAGATTCTTGTTTAATATCTACCAGCAGCGTTTAAACGAAGTTGCGGACAACCAGCGCCGTCAACACCCAATCCGTTCCCACTACCAGAGATAGGTTAAAAAATGGCAGCAGGCGACCCAGGCTCCCCAGCGCGGTACTACTCCTCAACCGCAGTAGAAACAGCGCTATCAGGTTCCATTCCAGCACAGGCACAAGGAGCGGCTAACACCGCGTTCATTGTTGCATCTGTCTCTGGCTTTCCAGGCAATTACCCTTACACACTTATTGTTGACCCTGATACTTCCAAAGAAGAAGTAATCACAGTTTATGCTGGAAGCGGTACAACACTTAGCGTGTATCGTGGCGAGGATAATACTCAAGGCGTAGCACACTCCGCAGGAGCAGTTGTTCGCCACGGTGTATCAGGTCGTGACTTCCGTGAATCAGAGACACACATCGCTGCTCGCGGTTATGACATTGACCAGACAATCCTTGACCTTGCAGACCAAACACATGTTCACGGTATTCAGACTGGTGATGGTGTAGTTGTTGGTACTCTTAAAGAGCAGACACTTACACGCAAGACTCTTACTACACCTGTTATCAATGGCGCTACTATCAGTGGAGCAGTGACTTCAACTGCCACAATTACTGGTGGAACATTTAGTTCTGGAACTGTAACAAGTTCTACTATTTCAACTAGCACATTTACTGGTTCTTTCACAGCATCTAGCGCTACATTTGTAAGCCCAACTATCTCAGGCTCACCTGTTATTACTGGTCTATCAAGCGTAGGCATGGTCAACTCATCTGCTGTTCCTAAGATTTATGTAGATACTATCTTTGAAGATGCAACACAGGCTGCAATTAGCGCAGCATCTGCTGCAGTCAGTGCAACTTCCGCTGCTACCAGTGCAACCAGTGCAGCCAATAGCGCTACAGCATCTGCCAACAGTGCAACAGCATCTGCTACCTCAGCAAGTGCTGCAGCAACCTCGGCTGCTTCTGCTTCCGCTTCTGCAACTGCTGCTGCTACCAGCGCTACAAGCGCTGCTGCAAGCGCTACTGCTGCAGCGACAAGCGCAACTAGCGCTGCTGCATCTGCTACTACGGCTGCTGCTTCTGTGGCATCTATTGCAGGATATGCAACCGCTGCTGCTAACAGCGCAAGCGCTGCAGCAACAAGTGCTACAAGCGCTGCTGCAAGTGAATCTGCTGCAGCCACAAGCGCTGCTTCTGCTGCTGCCTCTACATCCGCTGCTGCAGCATCAGCATCGGCTGCTGCCACATCAGCAACAAGCGCGGCAGCAAGTGCTACCGCTGCTGCTACGAGTGCTACATCAGCAGCAACTAGCGCTACAAGTGCAGCAAACTCTGCAACAATTTCTGCGACATCAGCCAGTGCATCTGCAACTTCGGCTGCTGCTGCTGCAACATCTGCTACATCTGCTGCAACATCTGCAGCAAGTGCTGCTACATCAGCAACTAGCGCTGCTGCATCTTATGACCAGTTTGATGACCGCTACCTTGGTAGCAAGACATCTGACCCAACACTAGACAATGATGGCAATGCACTCCTTGTTGGAGCACTTTACTTTAACTCAGTAATCAATGCGATGAAGGTTTACAATGGTGCTTCTTGGGATTTAGTAGCCCCAGATACATCTAACTTTATCCAGAAAACTGTACTTACTGCTAAAGGTTCAATTATTGGAGCAAGTGGAGCATCCACTCCAGCAGAGTTAACAGTAGCAACAACCAATGGTTATGTGCTAAGCGTTAACAGCGCAACTGCAACTGGACTTGAATGGGCTGCGCCTAACCCTGGAGACATCACTGGAGTCACAGCAGGTACTGGCTTAACTGGTGGTGGAACATCAGGGGCTGTAACAGTTTCTTTAGACACAACATCTGCATATGTACTACCCAGCCAAAGTGGCAACTCAGGAAAATATCTAACAACCAATGGAACCAGCGCAAGTTGGGCAGCCGTAGCCGCATCAGGTCCAGTAATTCTGGGTCTTATGGGCGCTTATTAGGAGAAAGAATAAAAAATGGCAATAGCAACGACACTATCCTCATCTGCAATTGGCTACTCAATTTATAGCATTTTGCAAAATGTTCAGACAACATCAGCACAAGACCCACACACTAAAGTTGTTTACGCTAGTGATGGAACTCATATAAGCACACTGCTTGCTACTAACAGTTCAAGCGTAGTAAGATTGTTAAGAGTTATCGGCACAAGTGATGGTGGGTCAACATTGACTACATCAAATGTTGCTATCTCATCAACAATAACTTTGGATGCGCCAACTGGCAGTTCAAGTGCTGGGTGGAATAATACAACATTTAATATCCAAAGTAACGTTACTGGCAACGCAGCGCGTGCTGCTGCAGCGCCAATTGCAATTGACACCAGCGACAATTTATATATTCCTCTTATTTCGTCACAGGGAACTAACGGCGAAATGGCAATCTATAAGGTAACTAAGCCTACTGGCGGCTGGGCTGCTTGGGTTGCTGCTGGTGGAACAACAACACTTACTACAACTAAAATGGTAAGTCACGTCTTTGCTTCTGGTCCAGTTAATACTGCAAAGGCTGGACATATCTATTCTGCTTATTGGACAAACAATGGTTATCTAGTATTTCACTGCGCTGCAGAAAACCCGAACTCCCAAAGTTTTGCGTTCCTTGTATTTAATGCAACTACTGGAGCATTTTTAGGAAACAATACTTCACTTAATGGATATGCTAATACATATTTTGGAGTTAACGATACATCTGTTCCTTACCTTGGAGCACCTGGTGGAGGGTTTACATTCTTTGCAGCAGGTACTACAACCAATACGCAGATGTTCAACTTTGTTCCTTGGCAAATTAATAATGCTGGTACAATTAGTGTAAGCATTAATCAAATTAGTTCTTATTTGCTTGGAACACAAGTAACATATGCTAATGGTGGAAATTACACAAATGCTTGTATGATTACTTGGGTTGATACCAATAAGTTTATGATAATTACTAAAAACAATACATCTCCATACAAGATGTGGGCGGGCATAATTGGACTTGACTGGAACAGTGGAGACAATAGACCTGGCGGTGCTGCTACAAGTATTAGTATTACTGGAGTAACTGCAGGTCCTACTGAACACACCGCTGGAAATCAGACTGGTGCATATCTTGAACTTAACTGGGCTGGAGTAGCACAAGCATTTCCAGAAGAAAGAATTGTTAGAATATACCAAACAAGTAGTAGTACAGTATATTACCAAGACATTAACTACGATTCTGGCTTTACTGCAATCACTTATGAGGCAGCACCATTTACTCTTGCTACTGGAGTTAGTGGAACAGGTGCTTTAAGCACGCTATTTGAAGCCGCTTGGGATAATAAAATGGTGTACTATGGTATGTCAAATTCAGGCGCAGTTGCCATTAACATTAATTACCAAGCACAAAATGCTAATAGAGCAATTACGTTTTCGGTTCCAACTACAGGACCAGTAGGTTCTATTGGAATTCCTTCTCCAACTTCTAGTATCAATGCGGTTTCAGGTATTGGAATTAGCGTTGCTCCATCTGCAACATCTTCTGGTGGTGGGCACGGAACACTATACTGGGGTAGATTTACACCATTAACAACTGGATATAGACTAAAGCGTGTCAATGGCGCAACTACAGATTATTTGGTTGCATCATCTGGAACTTTTAGCACTGAGGCAACAAACTCTGTATCAACAACAGCAAATACAGTAGTGTTAACTTTGTCAAATCAATGGACAAATGCCACAACTTATACAGTATCGTTTGCTACAGCATCTAACTGTGGTGTAGTTCCTTATGGTACAACTCGTACGATTGTAACCACTACTCCAAGCGCAGCACCTGCAAGCCCAACCCCACGCCGATTCTATCGTGGAACATTGGCTGCATCAACCCTTGGTCACGAACAAACATTTGATAATAACTCACTTGTTAATCGTATCAGTGCTGCAAACAAAGGAACATCTGCTACAACATTTGCTATTCAAGTAGGGGATGTCTACCTAGTTGCACCAACTACTGTAAATGTAGGAGAAACATTAGTAGTTGATACATCACAACGCGTTGATGCTGGAGATAGAACATACTTAACATCTGGAGCATCTAGCACACTTGATGTTTACATCAGTGGAACAGAAGGTATCTAATGGCTCTTAAAAGAATACCTAATGGTAACTTTGATGTTGTTAATGCTAAAGGTGATTTAATTGCTGGAGTTTCAACTGGTGCGGTAACAACCGTGCCAGTTGGAACAACTGGTCAATTCCTTCAGGCTAGCAGTTCTACAACATCTGGTTTGACGTGGGCTACATTATCTACTGCTACAAACTGGACGTTGCTAAATACTGGTGATACATCTATTGGAACGTCAACCATTAAGACTTATTCTGGCTTAGGTGGCTATGATAAGTATTATGTTGAAATCAGAACTCTTAGTTCTACTTCATCTATTCAGCCTTCATTTACTATGGCACTTAATGGTGGAACAGGTAGTGCTACAGCATTTGTAAAGAACTATGAACTTTCAACTGGTGGCGCTATGACAATGACCTCAAACTCTTTTGCAGGAACTAGCACAACAATTGACTTAGGTTACACAGCAACTGGTAGTGGTGGTATGAATGCTACATTCTATATGGATGGCGGTTCAACCTCTGGAATAAAGCATTACACTTTATCTTCTATGGGTAGCGATTTTGGAACTTATGGCGCACGCGGTAGGGAACACGAAGGTCAATACTCACTACCTTTAACAAGTTTATCATTTGCAACTCAAACCAATAACTTTGACGGAGGAAGTGTGTTTATCTATGGAGCATAATTACCTACACGAAACCTATGACTGCATAACTGGTGAAACAACTATTGTTCCTTTTACCGAGGAAGAAGTTGCTGCATATGAAGCAGCAAAAGCAGAAAATGAGGCTAGAATACAAGCCGAAGCAGATGCTAAAGCAGAACGTCTTGCAGTAGAAGCACAAAAGGCAGCCGAAGAAGCAGCACGCCTATCGGCGAAACTGGCTATCTATGCTAAACTAGGACTGACCGAGGAAGAAATTAACACTCTCATATCATAATTCATATCCCTGAGCATGGATACAAACTGCTTTATTTTTTATGCCCAAAACTAAGGAGACATAGTGGCAAGTAGACCACCTGATATATCCGAGCGCGTGATTATTGACCTTTCTGGTCGAACCGCTGCTTACTATGACCCAACCACATACAAGTTTGATGTTGCTATTGGTGGCATGCCATTCATCTACGGCATCACAGACAACACGCCTTACCGCCGACAGACTGCAGAGTTTAGAACTCAGCGCTTTGACAATGCTCGTGACCCAGGTGAACAATCACTGTCAGGTTCAGGCTATTGGATTCGTTCACAGTCATCCTTCCATCTAGGTGGAGGCATCACATACCAGGAGCCTATTGTTGGCACGCCTGATGAAGTTAAGTTTCAGTTCTCTGACTCAGTGGGTGTAGACCCATGGACTCCAGGACAGTTGAGCCTGCTCCACTCTACAAGCCTTACACAGGCTTCTACTGCCCGTTCTGGAGTATTCTCTACCATCATCAGTGGCGTTGAATACCTTGTTAAAGTGACTGGTTCAGCAGCCGTTACAGCCCGTGTAACCCTGACTACTACTGCTGGCACCACAACAACAGTTATTAACAACACAGCAATCAATGAAGAAATTCTTTATGCTGCAATGGGTGGTAATGATTTAATGATGGTTACACCTACTAAGGTGTGGCGTTATTCCTTTGACCAGAACTCACCTGCCTTGCATCAGGACTACGCTATCAACACAGCCAATGCTACGACTGCTTTTATTTCTTATGTCAAGCAACGCTTTATGCTGGGCTTTACGGATACAGCCAAGAATACATTTGTCTATGAGTTGGTACGCAATCTAGGTTCTAGTATTAATCTAAGCACACTTACCGCTGTCAATGGTAGTGCCACTTTACCTATTGGATTTAGATTCATGGGTATTACAGAGTCAAGCGCTGCTATCTATGTTGGTGGATTCTCAGGCGATGAGGGTATCGCCCTTAAGATTACAGTAGATAACACTGGTGCTTTAGGTACCATGACTACAGTGCTTGTATTACCACGAGGCGAGCGCCTTACTGCCTTGTATGGGTACCTTGGTACTTTTGTGGCAGTTGGCACCAGCCGAGGCGTGCGTATTGCAGTCGCAGATTCCACTGGCAACCTATCTTATGGTCCACTTGTGTACGAATCAGCCAATGACATCTATGCATTTACTGCTAGTAACGAATACATTTTCGCTGGAGTCAAGGGTGAAGTAAACAGTTACTCAGGACTTATCCGCATTAACCTCGGAGCACCGCTTGGCAGTGGCAAATATGCTTATGCTAAAGATGTGTATGCAGAAGGTACTACTGGTTATGTATGGTCTATTGCTACATTTGCTGACGGACACATGGCATTTACTGTTGAGGACTCTGGATTGTGGAGAGAGTCACAAACAGAATATGTTGAGTCAGGTGAAATAACAACAGGCATTATCCGCTTTGATACCTTTGAGAACAAGGCATGGAAGCGTATTAAGTTACGCCTTGAAGGAACACTACAAGGTGACATAGATATGTTCCGTGTTATTGATGGCACAGATATAGCCTTTCAGACAGTGCCAGAAGGTACTACTGCTATCTATGACTACGACCTAGCCCCTGTCTTTAATGATGTTACAGCAGAAGCACAGTTCAAGTTTCGTTTAAACAGAAACAATACAAGCGCAACAACTGGTGCCCTTATCTACGGATACTCAGTTAAGGCTTTGCCTACACCTACTCGTGCTCGTGTGATACAGATTCCATTGTTCTGTTTTGACCAAGAGACTGACCGCAACAAGCAAATCATTGGCTTTCAAGGTTATGCACTTGCTCGCTTGCAAGCACTAGAACAAATGGAAGCATTGGGCGAAACGCTCATCATTCAAGACTTTACTGCTGGTGGAGAACCTATCGAAGCAGTAGTTGAGCAGGTTACATTTACCCGCACAACACCACCTAACTCCAACTTTTCTGGCTATGGTGGAATCATTCAAGTAGTTGCCCGTACTGTCGTCTAATACATAAGGAAAGTAAATGACTCCTGCTCAGTGGCTAGGTTTAGCCGTATCCGTTTGTACACTTGTTGCTGCTTTTGCTACTGCAGTACGGTGGTTAGTAAAGCATTACTTGTATGAACTTAAGCCTAACTCTGGCACGAGTCTCAAAGATTCAGTCATTAGACTGGAAGAAAAAGTAGAAATCCTTTATCAAATTTTAATTCAAAAGGGTAGAGATGAGAACCGATGAAAACTGTAGTCAAGAAAGCCACACCTGCTGCTCTTGCTGTGCTGCGCCAAGCGACAGCATTAAAACCACTACGCAAGAAAGCCTCAGATGGGCTTCTACCTTCTGCTGCTCACCGAAAAGCCAGTCCTAACTCAGACCACAATACAGGGCTTGCTGTTGACCTAACACACGACCCTAAGAATGGTATTGATTGTGAAGAAATTTTTGAAAAACTTAAAGAGGATAAGCGTGTTAAGTATCTTATCTTCAAAGGAAAAATCTGGTCAAGAGAAAAGTCGAAGTTGGGAAACAGACGGTACACTGGGAGTAATCCTCATAATAGGCACCTACATATTTCTATTGAGTCCGCTATGGCTACCGATACTTCTCCGTGGTTTTGGTGGATGAATCAACCTAAGATTATTAATCAAGTTATCTCAAAGGTAACACCCGTGCCTGCTAAGAAGGCATACACAACCGAAGTTTGTACATGTTGCAAGTTGCACGGTACAAAATAAACGAGGAGGAAACAATGGAACAATTTAAGCAACTCGGACTGACATGGTTCCGTGCTGCGGCATCTGCTGCTGTAGCGCTTTACCTTGCTGGCGAGACGGACCTTAAGACTCTTGGTGCTGCAGCCCTTGCAGGCTTTGCAGGTCCACTACTTAAGTGGCTTGACCCATCAGCAACAGAGTTCGGTCGCGGCTCAAAGTAATACAGTTTAAACAAAAGAACCCCCGCCTTAGAGAAATCTAAGAGCGGGGGCTCTTTTGCTTTATTCCCTCAAAGACCCATAGCATGCTTCCCCAACAGGCTATAGTGGATTTACTATAGCACCTAACCGCCAGTCTTGTAGAACCCTGGACCTCTGAAATGCACAGCAGGTGGCGTAAAGACTCGGCGCATGTCACCCTCACACAGGCTACAGGTAGGCACCGTGCCTGATTCATTAACAGATAGAAGCAGTTCCTGCACTACATTGCAGGCGTTACATTGAAAGTCATACTGTGGCATCTTCACCATCCGCAGGAGTAGGTACTGTTACTTGTGCGCCACACAATGCACACTCTGCATCTGTGAACCACAACGAAATTTCGTTTTCCTCGAACATGCAGCCGACTCTAAAGAGTCGTGACCCACAAGGGCATACATGCGTGGGAATACCACGGTAGTTAGCCTTCGTGCTAGGCTTAGGCTTTCGTCTGAGTCTAGGTAGAGTTATCCAGTTCTGCACGAACAGGAGTGTAACGGACTTTTTTGTAAAACACACTGGTGTAATTCATCGGCGTGTCGCAGAATAGAGGAGACATTGTGTAGTAGACTCCTCTATTGCAAAGGAGAAACATGACACTTGAACAAAAGACTGGGAAGAACTACATCTCCCACAGTGCTATGAGCACATGGCTCAACTGTGGCTGGTCGTATTATCTATCCCGCATACAGAATGTCCCGCAGAACCCATCCTACTGGCTAGTAGGGGGCAAAGCACTCCATGAGTTAACTGAAATCTACGATGCTCTACCGCTTGGTAGTCCGTTTGATACCACTGCTGTATTTACACAGCGATGGAATGAGAACTACAAGCAGGCTGACAATGGCATGGAGTTCCGTGCTGGTGGCAGAGCAACCAAGGCGTATCCCAACAAAGAGGATGCTTCTTGGTGGTTAGATAACGGACCCAAGATGGGTGACTTCTGGGTACAGTTCCGCCACGATAGTGGGTATCAGATGTACCACCTACCTGACGGAGCACCTGCCATCGAAACAGAACTTAATGTGGAGATTGGTGGGGTCAACATGAAGGGATTCCTTGACCGCCTTATGGTTGCGCCAACAGGCGAACTTGTCGTGGTGGACATTAAGACATCCAGCAAAGCACCAATGACCTACACTCAGTTAGGCACCTATGCCATCATGACTGAGAAGTTGTTGGGTATCCGTCCTACGCTGGGTTCTTACTTCATGGCTCGCACTGGTGAGTTAACACCTCCAGTAGACCTATCGCACTATACAGAACCACGCCTTTCCCAATGGGTAAGTGGGTTCAAGATTGCCGTTGACAACAACATCTTTATCCCACAGCCAGGATTTATGTGTGGTACATGTTCAGTCAATAAGGCATGCTATGCAGTTAAAGGTGAAGATTCACACATGTACCCCGAACTAGGAGCAGAAACAAATGAGTAATCAAAACGCAGCAATTCAAATCAACTTCAAGACAAAGAAGGACGGCATGCTTATCAACCTCTACGCATCTGATGCGTTGGAACTTGATACCTTGCTTGATGCAGTAAGCCAGCGCATCGCAGCGTTGGTTGACCTTGAGACAACTGTTGAGGCTATGGCTACAGTTAAGACTTCGTTCCCATCAGCAGAAGTTATTAACCAAGGTGCAGCACCAATGCCAGCACACGCACAGCCAGCACAGTTTGCACAACCTGCTGCACAGGGTTATGCACCAGCACCTGCTGCTACACCAATGTGTACTTGCGGTGGTGGACCGATGCGTTTAGTCAAGGCAGGTATCAGTAAGTCAACAGGCAAGCCATACCGTGCCTTCTTCTCATGCCCACAGCCACAAGGCTCACAGTGTAACAACCGTCAGAACGCATAACACATGCGCCGTTTATCCCGTGCTATTAAGACTGCCTCGCAAGGGGGTGCCACTCTACCTACAGTGTGGCGCTCTCTTGCAGAGCAACAGATAGCGTTTAGACGGGGTGAAGTGAGCATGGTTGCTGGTCCTCCAGGCTCAGGTAAATCTACCTTTGCCTTGTCACTAGCAGTCCATGCTCAGGTTCCTACCCTGTACATCTCAGCAGATACACACTCACATACTATGAGTTTGCGTTTGCTTGCGATGATTACAGGCAGACCACAACAAGAAGTAGAACCACTAATGGAAGCAGACAGAGAGTGGGCAGCACAAATGCTCAAGCCTGCTGACCACATCATGTGGGAGTTTGACTCAGCACCTACGCTTAAGGATGTAGAGGATGCAGTCCTTGCAGCACGAGAGCGCTTAGGTCAGGATGTTGAACTCATCGTACTTGACAACGCAGTTGATGTAACCCTTGACGGACAGGATGAGTGGGGCGGACTCCGTACTCTCATGCGTGAACTCAAGTGGTGGGCTAGAGAAACTGGCGCTGCTGTTGTTGTCTGTCATCATACAAGTCAAGGCGCTCCAGGCAATCCATGTCCACCAAGCAGTTCGCTTCACGGAAAAATTGCTCAGACTCCTTCGCTCATCCTCACGGTGTATAACCAAATTGCATCTATGGGTGTGTGTGCGGTAAAGAATCGTTATGGTCCCGCAGATTCGACAGGTGCAAGTCCAGTGTGGCTTGCATATAACCCAGCCAGTATGCAACTGGCAGATTTATTACAAGCGTAAGGAGAAGTCATGACACCCAAATGGGAAATCAAAGTAGTAGAAAATGCTGGAGAACTGCAGGGTAGTTTAAACGCAGAGGATGTAGTCGTCCCTACTAAGCCATTGATTACAGATATTAAATCGCAGTTGATGTTTATACCTAAACAATTTTCGTGGACAGTGGGATGGAGAGCGTATGTTTGGCAAGAAGAAGAAAGCGGTAGGTTCCAAGACCTCACAGATGAGGAATTCAAAAGACTCCTTGATGAAGGCACTGTCAGTTACACCAGAGATGCTGGAGGAAGCGGTGCTGTCAGCCAAGCAGATACCAACGGAGATGAAACAAGCAATACTTGATGGACTACCAGAGTTTATTGAACGCATTGATGAGGCTACACAAAAAATCTACGACCCATCACAAGTCTGGTTCGAGTCTTTACAGTTCGCTGATTATGTTGGGCAGTTGGCTGAACATCTTACTGAGGACCACGGACCAGAGTGCAGAGAAGAAATCGCAACCCAACTCCGACTCATGAGTGAGTCATGGAAAGACCTAGCAGAGAACGCAATGGAAGTACTCGACAAGTCAGAGGAAGTGTTTAAACATGGCGCATAGCAACAAAGAAACATTATCAGTTATCTGGTGTGACAACGGGAACACTGACGGCAAATTCACAGAGGGTTTGGTATACAGCATCATCACTGGTGAGGTGCCATTCCATAACGCTATCCGTGTACAGGGTAATCAGATTGCTCGCCAACGACAGGCTGCATTTGAAATGTGGAACAAGGTTGGCACTGACTGGGCTTTGTGGGTGGACTCTGACATCGTACTTACAAGAGAGGTTCTCAAGACTCTATGGGATACCGCTGACAAGATTGCTCGACCTGTCGTAAGTGGTGTGTACTTTATCTCTAAGCAGATGGAGAACTCACTGATGCAACCGATGCCTGCTATCTTTGATGAAGGTGAGAGCGAGTACGAGATTAAGTACAAGCATCCACTGCCACGCAATCAAGTAATCAAAGTAGACCATGCAGGGTTGGGTTTAGTACTGATGCATAAGTCTGTTATCAAAGCATTGCACGATAAGTTTGGTGAATCGGACTTCGTGTTTGCGGAGAACAATGCAAGCGGTGAACAGTTTATTGGTGAGGACATTGCCTTCTTCCGCAAGGTAAAAGCAGCAGGCGTTCCTGTCCATGCCAACACATCAGCGTTGGTTAAACACATGAAGCGGTTTGCCTTTGATGATAATTATTACAACCTTTATTGGGCAGCCGTTGAAGGCGCAGAAAGGAACCAGCAAAATGCCAACACAGCAGGCGAGCAACAAGCGTAGAGGTGCAGCATTTGAGATTGAACTTGCCGATTGGCTAATGGAACAAGGTTTAAACGCACAGCGTTTGCCTCGTGCGGGGCGCAACGACATTGGTGATGTGTACCTGCCGACCGAGAATGATGCCTATGTGATTGAAGCCAAGGCTCCAAGGCGTGATGGTCGCATTGACTTGAGTGGTTGGTTGCGTGAGGCAGAACTCGAAGCAGATAACTATCGCATACAAAAAAGATTGGTGTTGCCACCGTCACCATTGGTAATTATTAAAGCAAGTAACAAGGGAATTGGGGATGCGTATGTCGTACAGAGGCTCAGTCATGCACTCCCAAAACTCTAAGCATGACATCGTTAAAGTATTAGAGCACTACGGATTTACTATTCCCACTAATCGTGGTGGTTGGGTCACTGTGCGGTGTGCCTTCCACAATGATAAGGTTAAGTCAGCGCGTTTAAACATTGAGAACGGCGGGTTCCGTTGCTTTGCATGTGACATGGCTGGAGATGTCTACTCACTTATTATGAAGAAAGAAGGAGTTACCTATGTCAAGGCTCTCGAAATCGCAGAGGGAATTACTGGCGAAAGCAACAGAGAACTACGAAAGAAACCTAGACGAGGTGGCTCCGTATCTGGAGAGTCGCGGTATAACCAAGGAGACAGCACTTATGTTCCGCCTCGGCTTCGTAAAGAATCCTGAGGCAGGACACGAACCTTACCAAGGTAAGTTGGCTATCCCATACCTGACACCATCAGGAGTAATTGACATACGCTTCCGCAGTTTAAACGCAGATAGCGGACCGAAGTATCTGTCCCGTCCTGGTGCAAGCACACACATTTTTAATGTGGCTGCATTGAATACTGATTCAGATGTGCTTGTCATTTGTGAAGGTGAGATTGACACGATGATTGCTACCCAAGTGGGGTTTGCAGCAGTCGGTTTGCCTGGGGCTAACAACTGGAAACCATTCTACTCAAGAGTGTTGGCTGACTGGGAAAAGATTATGTTGTTTTGTGATGGTGATAATGCTGGTAAGGAAATGGCTAAGACAATCACGCGTGAACTAGATAATGTGTTCCCAATTTTCATGCCTGAGAACTGTGATGTGAACGATGTGTACCTCGCCGAGGGCGCAGAAGGACTACATAAACGAGCGGGTGTTTAAACAATGGCAAAGAACTCCAGTTTTGATTTAGACTTTGGGTACGGTAGAAAAGGCGAGCAGTTAGTTGACGAGTTATTAACTGGAGGAAGAACAGTAGAAGTAAAGCGTGACCGCAAGTGGTTCAAGACCAACAACTTATACATTGAAACTGAATGTTACTTTGTTAAGACAGAAGCATGGGCACCAAGTGGGTTGGGTGTAACAGAGGCATCATACTGGGCGTTTGTGTTACAGGAATCAACCTTGATTGTACCCACTGATGTGCTTCGCTTCGCGGTTAAAGAGTATGGCAGAGAGATTAAGTGCGAGATACCCCCGAACTTGAGTAAGGGTTACCTCATTACAGTAGATGATTTGATGACAGCGACAAGGAAATACAAGGATGGATGAGCAAGATAAAGTTTGGGAAACTATCTACGGCACAGCACGACAGGTTGCATCGCGTAGTAATCGCATACATCGTGGACTTGTAACCACTGATGATGTGTACCAACACTTATCTTTGTGGGCGTTGGAACACTGGCACAAGATAGAAGAATGGGAATCACAAGAGTCATTGAAGTTTAAACTGCGCCGTACTTTCTACAATGAAGCACAGAAGTATGTTGCACGAGAGCGCATGCACCACTCACGCACGCCTATGTCTGATAGTTTTTACTACACACATGAGGTACTGCATGAACTATTGCGTGATGTGTGGGAGCATGAAGGTTGGACAGATACAGCAGACTTAAGCAATGAGTTTGTGTCTAAGTCAAGCAAGCCAGCAGAAGGTGGCAATCGCATGGCGTTGCTATCTGATGTGGCGGCAGGGTTAAAGCGTTTAAACGATGCAGACCAGGCGCTGCTGCGGCTGAGGTATGCCGATGGTGGTATGGAGTTTGATGCTTTGGCTGAGGAATACAAGGCAACAGAGGAAGCCATACGCAAGCGTGTCAAGCGAGCGTTGACTAAGTTGCAAGATAGATTAGGTGGCGAAGCACCCGTATGGTACGGGCGTAGGCGCAACCGCACTAACGCAGAAGCACGAGCAGAGGTTGGAGATAACTAATGGCACACAAAAAGTTTAAAAGTTTTTGGTTAATTTATGGGAGAGTTTCAGGGTTTGCGCTAGGGTTTAATGTGGATAGGTACTCTATTACTGTTGACTTAGGGTTTTGGTACATAGGATTGGAGCACTAATGATTATTGGACTGAGTGGATACGCACAATCAGGTAAGGATACAGTTGCTGAACTGTTGTGTTTAAACTATGGATACAAGCGCGTATCATTTGCTGACCCAATGCGTGAAGCATTGATGCGTTTAAACCCTATCGTTGGGCATGAACCTTTGGCGCATCTCGTCAATGATTATGGATGGGAGTTAGCCAAGCACAACCCTGAGGTGCGCCGTTTGTTACAGGTGTTTGGCACTGAGGTAGGGCGTGAAATGTTTGGTGAAAACTTTTGGATTGACCAAGCGTTTAAACAAGTGCAGCAAGAGCAAGTAGTGTTCACTGATGTGCGTTTTCCTAATGAGGCACAAGCAATTATTAAAAGAGGTGGGCAGGTATGGCGTGTGCAACGCGAAGGACATAAGCCTGTCAACCTGCATACATCTGAGACTGCCATGGATAACTGGCGCTTTGATGATTTGATTCTTAACTATGGAAACCTTGATGACCTAGCCGATGAAGTCTTTATGTTGGCTAAGCAAAAAGAAATTAACTTGGCATAAAAGAAGAAGCA